GCCCACCGTCAGCGTTGATGCAACGTGGCGCTTGTCGCGCGTCGAACTCATGCTGCCGCACAGCTTGCCGCAGAACATCATGGGCTACGGCGAGGTGCTGTTGAAGGAGGCCGCTGGCGCTGGACCAGAGGCAGCCATCATGCAGCGGCGCGGCGCTCCCAAGGACGATGCGGGGAACGGGCCGGTGACCTACGGCTCGATGCCCAGCGACTCCGTTATGCGGGCGATCACGCCGGAGCTTCTGGCAGATACGGTTGGCGAGGCGGGCAAGGAGGTGACGCTCGGCGACACGCTGCAAGTGCTCGCCATGTTTTTTGAGAAGTGGCGTGTCGAGGATGTGAGCAAGCCGCCAGAGACGGTGGCGGGGGCAGTGCCGCCGCCTGAGCCGCTCACGCCGATGCCGCCGCCTGCGATGATCCCAGAGCCATTGCCACCGCAAGACGCGCCCGGCGCAACGCCTGCGTGATGGTCGAAGTCGCGCGGTCGTGGCTCAAGGAGAATTCCACCCTCGCCGCGTTCTTGGTCGGGCAAATGCTCGCCATGGGCGCGGCGGCGGCGGCGATCATCGCCTATTCGGTCAAGCTCGAAACGCGCGTCCACATCATGGAGACGCGCGGCGCTGAGTACACGGTCGGGCGCATGGGCGAGATGCGCGACAAGATCACGGTGCTTGAACAGAAGATCGAAATGAATGAGGCGTCGATCAGACGTCTCATCGATCAATACTTGAGAGACCGGCAGCAACCGCCGCCGCGCTGAAGTGTGTGAGGGCGAAGCCGGGGGCACGCACTTCCGGGGTTTCAGCGTCTATCAGGCCGCCGCCCGCCCTCACACCTTTTCTTAATATCACAGGAGTAGTTTCGATGCCTGCAAAGCCGAAGGCCTTGGCCTTCGAGGCGACAGCTATGCTTGACGCCTCGACCTCCGACCTGCGGGTGCTGGAGGATGGGTATCTGGTCGCGAACCCGCGCGTCGCGCGCACCGGCATTCAAGTCTATCGCGGCTTCGAGGTCGGCCGTCCCGATCTTGCTGAGGTACGCATCTATCGCCCGGAAGGCGAGGTGTTCTCGCGCGATGCGATGAAGACGCTCGCGGGCAAGCCGGTGACGCTTGAGCACCCGCCGGAGCCGGTCAATTCGAAGAACTGGAAGGACGTCGCGGTCGGCCGTCTCGGTGATGAGGTGGTGCGCGACGGCGAATTCATTCGCGTGCCGCTGATGCTGATGGACGCCGCCGCCATCGCGGAGGTGCGCAAGGGCCGCCACGAATTGTCGGTCGGCTATTCGGCGATCTTGCACTGGGCCGATGGGGTGACGCCAAGCGGCGAGCCCTACCACGCCAAGCAGACTTTCATTCGCGCGAACCACGTCGCGATCACCCATGCGGCGCGTGGTGGTTCAAAACTTCGCATGGGTGACATGAATCCAACAGGAGGCAGGAAAATGGCGACCCGGACAATCCTAATCGACAGCATCGGCATCGAACTCGAAGACCGCGACGCTCAGCATATTGAGCGGACCCTCAACAAGCTCACGACCGACTTGGCGGCAGCGAACACCGCGCTCGCGACAGCAAAGACCACTGCGACGAACGACACGGCGTCGTTGAGCACCCAACTCGCCACGGTGACCACGGCATCGAACAACAAGGATGCCGAGATCGCGACGCTCAAGCAGCAACTCGCGGACTCGAAGGTGACACCGAAGAAGCTCAACGAGATGGCGCGCGCGCGTGCGGGCCTCGAAGTGCGCGCCAAGGCGTTGCTCGACAGCGTCGTGCTCGATGACAAGAGCGACGAGGAAATCCGCAAGCAGGTCGTCAGCGCGAAGCTGGGCGATCAGGCCAAGGACTGGAACGACGACATGGTCGCGGCGTCGTTCAACACGCTGGCGGTCACCACCGACAACAACGGCGGTCTGCGCCACATCGCCAACGTGATGAAGCACAACGACAACTTCACCGGCGGAGCGGACCCGGTCGCCGCTGCCTACAAAGAATATGACGACCAACTCACCAACCGCTGGAAGACCGCAGGCAACCGCGCCTCAGCTTAAAGCACGGCGGCCGACATCGTCGGCGTTCTCTCTCCCCCAAAAACAGGAGTTACCCCTATGGCTGACAATCTCATCATCGACCACGTGCGCCCCGACGTAGACGAAGTCGCGGGACAGGTGGCTGAAGTCGCGGAGGCGCGTAAAGAACTCGTCGTTGCGCGCAACAAGGAGATCGCAGAGGCGCGCGAGGCAGGCATCACGCCCTATCACGTGCCGCAGTCTTCGTTCCCGGAGCGGATGCGTCAGGGCCTGCCCGGCATGATCAACCGCATGGTCGACTACAACGCGGTGACGCGTTCGGTCGAGGGTCCGGCAACGGGCATTCCGGCATGCCGTGCTGTTTCGCAATCGGCCGCCTATGACATCAACTGCGTGCTCGGCGGCACGGTCGTGGGCTTTATCGGCATCACCATCCTTGATCCGACCAACGTGATTCCCATCGGCTCCGCTGTGCCGGTGGACGCGACGCCGCAGTATCTCAACATCGGCATCCTGACCAAGGGCGAGATTTTCGCCACCGCGACGGTCATCACGGTTGCGGGCGACCCGGTGCATTTCGGTGCAGCGGACGGAATCCTCACCAACACCGGCGGCGTCGGACCCATCGTCGGTGCCCGCTGGAAGTACTCGCGCCCGGCCAACGAACTCAACGCGGTTCAGTTGGGCATCCAGCGCTAACGCTCACCGTCACACCGACGATCAGCAAACACACCGTCAAGGAGGCGGACAATGTACGACGTTTATTCGCGCGACGCGCAAAGCAGCAACTATAACTTCGTGGTCAACCAGTCCACGGTGATCGAACAGCAAGTGGTCCGGATGCAGTATCCGGACGTGCAGTATGCGGACCTCGTTCCGGTCGATGCTGCAACGGGCAATGAGTGGGTGAAGTCGATCACGTACTACAGCCAAGATATGCTGGGTCGTGCAGACTGGTTTCACCACACCGCACTTGATGTCCCGCTCGCCGAACTGACCCGCGAGAAGTTCGAGCGCGGCATCGAGATGGCAGCCATCGGATACAGGTGGACCATCGAAGAGGTCGCGTCGGCGATGAACACGCCCGGCCTCAACCTCACCGCAGACAAGGCGACCGCGTGTCGTCGTGCCTACGAAGAGATGGTGGACGACATCGCGCTGCGTGGTTCTGCACCGAAGAACATGCAGGGCCTGATCAACTCATCGCTGGTCACCGCGACGACAGCACCGGCCGATGGCACGGGCTCGGCCACGACGTTCGCGAGCAAGACCAACGATCAGGTCATTCGCGACATCAACAACGCGCTGATGGGCATCGCGACCGGCACGAACTGGCTGTACTACGCCGACACGATCCTGCTTCCGCCAGCGGTACTGGTCGGAATGGCGGGCCGCATGTTCGCCAACCAGCCGATCACGCTGCTCGACTGGATCAAGCGCTACAACGTGCTCACCGTGCAGACCGGACGGCCGATCACGCTCGCTGGCGTGCGCGGGTTAGAGACGGCGGGCCTTGGCGGAATCTCGCGCATGGTCGCCTACCGCCGCGATCCTTCGGTGCTGAAGATGTGGATTCCGATGCGCCATAAGTTCCTGCCGGTGTGGCAGCGGGGTCCGCTGGTGTTCGATGTGCCGGGCATCTTCCGGATCGGCGGCCTCGAAATCCGCATGCCTGCGGCGATGCGCTACCTCGACGGCGTCTAACTCGCAATTCGCCGCGAATTGGCGAATTGCTCGGCGAATTAAATTCCCCAACAACAGGAGGGCCTTATGGCCAAGGTGAAGAACACCGGCAACCAAGCGCGCGGCTTCATGACGGAGGACGGCGGGCAGGTTGTCGTGAAGCCCGGCGAGGAGAAAGAGTTCAACATGACGGAAGCCGACTTCAACAAGATCAAGGAGGTCATCGAGAGCGAAGAGACCCCCTCGTTCGAGATCAGCGGCAGCCCCGGCGGCGTGAAGATGGCGACTGCGAAAGAGCAACGCGAGGCTGAGCAAAAGAAGCGCGAGGCCGAAGCGAAGCAGCGGCAGGAGGCCGAAGGGAAGCAGGGAGAGGCTCCTCGAAGGAAGCGTGAAGAGTAATGGCGCTCAACCCGACGCTGCCGCCGACCGTCGCTGAATTCCGGGCCATGTTCCCGGAATTCGCGGAGGTGTCAGACGAGATGATCCAACTGCGGCTCGAAGAGGGCATGCTGTGGGTCGACTCGTTCTGGTATCCCATCGATGCCAAGTTCGCCGTGCTGTACGCAGCCGCGCACTATCTCACGATGCATGATCGCGCGAGTGGTGGCGAGGTGACCAGTGGCGAAGATGGCGGCGGTGGCAGCGTCGTTGATCCTGAAGTCGGCAAGATATTCGTCAAGTCGGTTCGCTTTCGCGACCGAATGGTCAGCTACGAGCGCGTCGGCGCGGCATCAGAAAAGCAACAGGGCGGCGGCCAGCAACAGGCGTCGGCTGATGAGTTCTGGGAGGCCACACCGTACGGGCAAATGTACTTGTCGTATCGCAGGCGCAATGTGGCTCACGTGGCGGTGATCTAGATGGACTATACGCTTAACGTCAAACGTCTTCGAATGAAGGCGGTGGTGGACTACATCGATGGCGGCAACGCGCCGGGCTCCATCGAACTGCGCGATGCGGAGCGTAACATTCTCTGTACGCTGATTCTCCAGCGGCCATCGTTTCATCTGGTCGGCGATGATCTGCATCTGGCCGCACCTACCAGCGGCTGGGTTGCTATCGGCGGGCAGGCCTATATCGGCACCATCACCGATGGCTCGGGCAACCTCGTGATCGACAACATGACGGTCGGCGTCGACAGCGAAGCGACGCCGGAGAATGACTTCGAAATCGTGCTCGACAGCGCGAGCCTCGAAGTCGGCAAGCAGGTCACAATCATACAGGCGACCATAGAACATGGATAATCAAGAGAACAAGCCGGTGGATGCTCAGGCCAAGAGAACGCGCTTAATCGTGATGAGCCTGATCATCGCGGTCTGCGCCGTCATTCTGTTCTTCGTGTTTTACAATGGCGCGGCGCAGTAATCGCTCCGTTCCCGCCGACCTCATCCCCATCGATGATAAGATCGATGAGGTGTTCGGCGAGCCGGTGATCTTTAAGCCGATGATGACATCGAGCGGTGGTTACCGCGAGGCAGTGCCAGACAGCACGCGCCCGCAGGTGATCGCGCGCGGCATCTACGATCAGTCACGCGGCGCGGTCGAGAACACCGGCGGCGGCGCGACGCACACGCAGGCGACGACCGACACGACGCTCTCGATTCGCGAGGAGCCGACGCTGCAATGCAAGCTGCGCAAAGGCGACCGCGTCTATTTCCCCGAGCGCGACGAGACGCATGAGGTGACCTTTATCCATCCCGATCCGGGCGGGCGGCCGGATGTTCATATGGTCATGGTGCTGGAGCCTGAATGAGCGTCATCCGAATGCTGACTCGGCTCACTACCGTTGCTGCGCTGCGTGGGCGCACGTGGGCGGATGAGCGTGTGTTCGACTCCGACAACACGCCGTTGGCTCAGGCGCTGGCGCTGAACGCCGCAGCCAAGCCCTACATCGTCGTTTACTCGGACTCCGATGCCCGCAGCGACCTCGACACGACGGACCTCTATGTGGCGACGCGCGAGCTATCGCTGGTGCTGGAAATCGGCGTGGCCAGCAAGGTCAGCGGCGACACCGGCGACGTGAAGCTCAATATTCCGCAGACCGACGAGGGCATGGAGATCGCGCTCGACATGGTCGAGAACCAAGCTATCGCCGCGCTCTTTGGTGATCCGCAATCGGAATGGGCTGAGCTACTCAAGCACTTCATCATCAAGGTGATGCGCATCAGCGGGCAGCGCGGCGCGTCGGCAGATCGAGATCGCAGATGGGCGGCGCGTCAGCTTGCCATCGTCTGCGATGTGACGTCGGACATTCCGCCGGGCGTGGAAATTAAACCGAACCATCCGATCAACCGTTTCATCGGAGTCGCGGAGCGGCATCCGGAGGCGCACATGGAGCACGCGGCGGAAATCTGCGCGGCGCTGGTGAGCCAAGAGGAAGCACCGGAGTGGGAGCGCATTCAAGCGACGCTGGGCACACGACGGCAGGGCTTGCAGGCCATCGGACTCGCGCCGCTGCCGGGTGATCTGCCCGACATGGTTTCGCTCTATGGCGACGATCTGACCGACAAGAAGGGCGAGGCTCCGATCCTGCGCGAGATCAGTGCTGATCCGATGGATATGGAGATTGACGAGCTTGTCGGCCTAATCCCGCCGAACTCGATCCGCACCAACGTGGTGACATCAAAGCCCGTCGAAAAAAGGGACAAGGTGATCATCGATGGCGAGAACCCCTAGAAAACTTGGCGGTGGCCTCAGGGTCGGCATCAATACCGACGAATTGATCAAGACGAGTAACCGATTGGCCAAGGTCGAGAAGGTTACCAAGCCGCTGATCGCTTCTGGTCTCAACGATATCGGCGATGAATTGGTGGTGACGATAGCCACTGGTCTCGCGAAGCAGACAGGGCTCGGTCTCGAAGCCATTCGCGGCTTGCTTAACGTGAAGCCCGCGCGCGCCAATAACCTTGCCTACGAAGTGCATATCGATCCGCGTCTGTACGAGCGCGAGGCGGGGCGGAAGCTCGAAGGCATGCGCGAGAGTTCAGACTTCGGCCGCAACGAGCCCGGCGAGATGGTGATCGTTGTTTCGCAGAAAGACGATTTGGTTTGCATGGACTGTCTGGAGCTTGAGGCCGCAGGTCCGATGCCGGTCGAGATCGCGATGCAGCACCTTCCGAAGCATCCGAACTGCCGCTGCATCATCATGCCGTACGCGCGCAAGGGTAAGCGCATGGAGGTGACGATGACCACGGTGAGCGGCACCGATCCACGGCGGCGCATGGGCGGCAAGCAGGTCGAGGCCGACATCACGCTGCGCCAGATCACACAGAACATTCTCGACAAGACCTCGCGCGCCATCCGCATCCAACTGGAAAGGTGATCGCAATGAGCGAGGACTATCAAGAACTCCTCCGCCAGATCGCATCGTTGCGCAACCAAGTGAACGAGACGTTCAAGGTCGGCACCGTTCACGAGGTGAAGGGCACAAAACTGCGAATGCTTCTCGGCAAGGATCGTGACGGCAAGGAAGTGCTCTCGCCTTGGCTCAACACGAGCAACCATCGCGGCGGCGCGACCGAACAGCGGTTCTACAAGAAGGGTCAGACGCTCCAGATGATCTCGCCCAACGGCGACATCTCGCAGGCGTCCATCGCGCCGTTCGCACCGAACAAGAATTTCAAAACGCCGGAGCACGCTGACGGCTCGGGGCAGGATGAAGAGTCGTACCAACTCGATGACTACCGCGCGAAGCAGACCAAGGAGGGTTACGACAACTGGCTGCAAGACGAAGAGAAGGACAGCGGCGGCGGTCAGCAAGGCGGCGGCCAAGGGGGCGGCGGCTCGCAGCAAAAGAAAGGTCATGTCGGCGGCGACAAGGCCAAGATGAAAACGCGGATGAATAAGGACGGCGGCATCACGCACAGGATCGGCAAAGACAATCGGCTCGCTGCGCATAAGGATGGAGTCAAGATGCGCGTGAAGTCCGACTGGGTCGTTGTGAAGCCCGGCGAAATTATTTTCTCCCGACCGCCCGTCCTCAAGCGTGATCCAGTCCCAAACGACGATAAGTGAGTGTGTGAGAGCGAACCAAAGCGCTGCTTCTGTGGGCTTCAAACCAAAGACGGCTACGGCCCGCCCTCACTCTTAAAACAAAGCACCTAAACCTAACCTCAGCAAGGAGAACGACGATGGCTGCACTCGCGCAGAAGCAGATGATATTGCAGAAGTACTATGTGTACGATCCGGGCGTGACCGCAGGCGAAGAGCTTGGCGGGCTGCGTGTGCGGATCGATGACGACGAGAAGGGCAACTACATTCTCGCGCCGTACCTGTCGGTCCAGTACTGGATCGACGCGGGACTGCTTGGCGACAAGCCGGTCAGCGAGCTTAGCGGCGAAGCCAAGGGCTTGCTCGCGCAGATCACGCGCGGGCGCAGCGAGAACCCCGACGATAGGCCGCGCCGCGTAGCTCGGCTCGAAAAGCGCGGACAGTCCGGCGCGCCATCGCTGTACAACGATCCTCCGTCTGTTGTGCGCTCGAAGCGGCGCAAGGCGCAGAAGAAGGATCAGAAGAACGACAAGCAGGCGAAGAAGCCGGAGCCGAAGAAGCCGGAGCAACGGCAAGCACCCATTCTTGGCACGCCTGCGGAATAGCCCGTGGCCAACGCCATCTACGATCCAACGCTGGACATGTGGCCCGACCTCAAGGCGGGCCACATCGTCCTCTCACCCGTGCGCATCGGGATGGATCGCTATACGGGCAGGATGCTCACCGGCTGGGATCATGTCGTCCAGTCGATGCTGCTCATATTCTCGACCCGCTATCACGAGCGCGTCCTGCGTCGCTGGTGCGGATCGTACGTGCCGCATCTGATCGGCAACAACGCGACCGAGAGCACCATCGCGCGGTTCTACTGGTCGATAGCCATGGGCATAGACCTATGGGAGCCGAACTACCGGGTCCAGCGCGTGCGCGTGTCAACGCGCTCCGACAACTCGTCACTGACCTCACCAGAAGAATTGCGCACCGGTCACCTGACCACGTCGATGGAAGGCACCTATCGCCCGCGCGGACACCTTGGCCTTGATCAGCCGCAGGTGCGTCGCGTCGCTGGTCTGGTCTCGCGCGGCTACAACATGTGGGAGCGACAAGCCGGTTACATCGCTGGCGCGCCCGCTGGCGGAGTCGGAACGACTCCAACCATTCCACCGGGGAGCGTTTTGTAAATGGCGAACGGCGGACAGGCGCTCACAGATCGGTTGACTGAGCGCGTCACTATTCTCGTGCCCGCGAATCTCCAGCCGATGGTCGTGTTGGAGAAGCTCGACGTCGAACAAATTCTGGTCGACCGCATGGCGCGGCTGAAGGCTCTCTGGGCCGAGTACGATCCACCGGCGGCGGCGCAATATGATGTCGAAGAACTTGAGTTTGATCCGATCAAGATCAACCAAGAGGCTTGCGCGTATTTCGAGCTTCTTCTTCGAGATCGCATCAACCAAGCTGCGCGCTCTGTCACGTTGGCCTACGCCATCGGCACCGACCTCGACGCCATCGCCTCGCGCTACCCCGGCGGCGTCCCACGCCAAGAGGGCGAGAACGATGACCGATATCGGCGACGCATCTGGCTATCGCCGAATACCCTTTCCCCGCACGGCACGGCGGAGGCCTACGAATTCTGGGCACTGACCGCTGCGCCCGAACTGCGCGACGTGACCGCGATCCGCAGCGTGCTGCACGACTATTATCCGACGATCCTCATCACCTGCCTGATGAACACGAACTACGACGATCCGAAGCCTTCGCAGCAAACGCTCCTCACCATTCGCTCCTACATCCAGTCGCTGTCGCGGCAGGGGGTCACCGATGTCATCTCGGTCAACCCACCGAAGGTGAAGGAGGTCGAGTACAGGGTCGCGGTCTGGCTTTTCCCCGGCACGATCCCGGATCAGGCGCTGCTCAGGATCAGCCTGAACCTGTCTGAGCTTGTCACGAGCCAGTACTGGCTCGGTCACGATCACACGCACACTGCGATCCACGCGGCCTGCAAGCTGCCCGGCGTGCATCACATCGACATTGAGTCGCCAGAAGACGATGTGATCATCCCACTCGACTGGGTGGTGAAGGTCACAAACATCACCGCGCGTCTTGCGGGCCGCATGCTATGAGCGCGTTGCCGCCCTTTCCCGACATCAACACCGAAGGCGTCATCAGCCGTCCCGGTTCGAAGCTTCTCTATCGCTCAGCGTCCGGTCTCGAAAAGGCGATGGCCGATGTCGACGGTGAGAGGCTGATCGGCACCTATGCCGAGATCATTATCGATCAATGGGACCCGGAGCGCATCAGCTACAACAACCTGCCCTATCTCGGCTACGCGATGGGCGCGCTGTTGTGGGAGGAAGGCTGGACCGAGTCCACGCAGCGCGAATGGATCGCGAAGCAGTTCGAGTTCAAGAGCCTGCGCGGCACGCAGGCTGGCATCGAGATGGCCCTGCACTACAGCGGGCGCGATTTCGTGGGACCG